AGGGCAGCTAACATTTTTTTCATATCCATTATGTTTGTTCCTTTAACTTTATTTAGAAATAGTGCCAATTGCAACTAAAAAATTCCTAAAATTATACTAGTGTATTTATCAATTTAAATTAATTTTAATGCCAAGATGAGTGCCATTACTCGAAATAGGTCGAGAAATCATTACATCGTCGGATTTTATTGTATTTGGATCGATACTCGGTCCGGTGCTTTGCGCTTTGCCAGTTCTAATGATTTTTTTCATTATTTTTCTTTTGCAATTTCAAATTTTCTAGTTTCGAGTTCTTTTAACATATTTTCGTTATACTTGTCCCCAAACACCTCATCCTGTTTTTCTTCAGGATACTCGGAGCCCATAATTGGTTCGTATTCAGACTCTTTTTCTTTTGAAGCTGCTTCTCTTGCTACTTCTTCTGGATCATTTTTGTTAATAACAACAATGTGACTTTCAGGAAGCCCGCAAGTGTCTGTTAGCATTGCTAATAATTGGTGAGGAGTTGTAGGATAATTTGTAGAAACATCAATGATATTAACTTCAGTATTTTTTATATCTTGTGCAAAACCTGCGGGTTGTTCTTGTATTGGGGTTCTTTTTGGCTTACTCATACTTTCTAAGCCATGTTTGTCAAGTCTTGACTCAATACGACTAATACAATCGTCTGATAATTCGCCTGCAATTTTAAAACGAAACTCGTAAGGTTGATTTGATTCTAGTAAGTACTCTACAAAACTTTTCATTATGTTCTTATCCTTGTTATAGTAGTATTTATCATTTGTCACTATCTTTGTTTCTTAGCATATCAAGTAGTGCGTTCCTGTCTAATTCTTGTGCAACTCCAGGCTCGTCAGGATCTGTTAATTTTGCTTGTTTTTCCTGCATTTCTAATCGTCTACGTTTAATGTCTAGGTCTAATGCTTTTAGCTTTTTATCAATTTTGCTTGTTTTAGCAGTAATAGCATGACCTAGCAATTTACTAGCTGCGTCAAATATCGGAGCACTAAATCTTGGTTCTACATTCATTCCTAGATCCATTAAGTCGTCATAGTGTCTTACGGCTTTAGTTGCTAAGTCGTCCATTTCTTGGTCACTGGTGCTAAGATCAGTAATGCTGTCAGAATTGATTGGTAACTGGTTTTCAATTGCTTCTAATTCTTTACTAGCTTCGTGATATTCATCGCTACTTAAAGCAGGATTTTCGTCCATATCAAACATTTGTTCTAGTTTCTTAGTCATCTTTTTTTCTTACCTTGTTGGTATATATCTGCTTCTGTGACAACTCTAAATACAATTCCTTGTTGTTTACACCAAGCTGTTGCCGCTTCCCATTTTGCATAATTCACTGCAACAGCGGCTTTGTCCCGTTGACTTCTAGCATTTTCCATTGTAGTTTGGCTTTTAGGTTTAACTTCTATTAATTCTGCTCTACGGTTGCCGCGCTTGTCTTGATAAACCATAAAGAAATCCGGCACATATATTGTATTTTTTCCTGTCAACGGATTCTTATATGGAATATTTATACTTTCGCTAGCCCATTGAATTACATTAGGATGGTTGTCACAAAATTGCATAAAAGTAAATTCCCAGCCACTTCTATATGTAGGTTCTTTTTTTCCTGCATATTTTTCTGGGTGTGTAGGAGAGAACTTACCTTGTGCATATTTTCTAGCCATTTTATTTTCTTATATTTCTTGCAACACTTGGAGGTATTACTTGTGTTTGCTCAAATCCAATCTTACTTGTATTTCTTCTAGTTTTATTAAACAATGCAATTAATGTTTTTTTAAAACTTTCCTTGTTGCCTCTAAAACTTTTAAAATCATCTAAAATTGTCATTGGATCTACGTTGTATTCTTTAGAAATTTCAAATAATGTTGACGCTAATGCTGTTGCTGCATTACTATCACCGCTTGTCATACCTAAAAAATATGCTTTAACTGCATCATTTGTGCCAGGAGAAACCGAGTGACTATTTTCATGATAATTAGCAAAAAAATCGTTTTCACTTGGATTTGAAGTTACTTCAGTTGGAAGATTCGAATTCATACAATAAGTCCTTTAAGATATTTACCTTAAATCGGTGCCGAGCCTATAGGGTCTTTTCCTCTATACACTTGTACTACCGGATTGGGATTGTTCCCAAAATTTAGTGTTGCAAGTTGATTTGCAACAGAGCTTACAACAGAACTCTCAGCAGCTTCTCTTGTAGCAGAGTTGGGTGCTTCTCTAATTTTTTGTTCAAACGCACCCGATTCAGATAGTGTAACTTTAATAACAATTTGATCAGAAGTTAATGATCGATCTCTAAACGAATATTCAGTCTGGTTTACGTTGTCTATTGCGCTTTGATATTCTGTCGTTGTTGATGATGTATCTAATTTGACCTCATATGTAGGCTGAGCTGATTGACGATCTTGAGGTATTGTAGTATTTGTATCTGTTGTTTGTTGCAATACAGTGTTTATAGACAATTCTTTATTGTTGCTGTTAGCTTCATTTCGATTTGTAATATACTGGGGACCAGTTGAAGAAGAATTAGTTGTTAACACTTCTGAAAACAAAGGAGTATTATTGCTAACAATTGCACTTTCGATATCTTTTTTAACTTGGTCAAACTCTTCACTACGATTAGCAAAGTCAGTGAGTATTTGGCCAACTTTACCTGGAGAGAAATCTCCAGTTCTTTGCTGTATTTCAAGCACAGATAGCACAGTGTTAATGATTGGAGTGTCCGGTAATTTATCTTTAATAAAATCTAATATAAAACTACTTGCTTCATTTTTTAATTGTGTATAATTAACATCGTAGTTAACAGTATTGTTTATACCAAAATTTGGAATGTTGTCAGTGCCTCCTGTACTATAAAGTACAGTTTCGTATTCAAGTGTTAAAGATAGTTCTTGTGTTCGTCCTACATCTGCATAGTCATGCTCGGTAAATCCTGCACTAGTAATTACTGGATTAATTAAACTTTGTTTGCTATAAGTTTTATCTCCCATGCTGTAGATATCAACATTGTTAATAAAAGGCACTTGAGATTTATTATCTAATCCGTAACGACGACTAAAAGGAGAATCATTATAAACATCGTCGTACTGGAAAAAGTTGCCGCCTGGGTAATTGCTGTCAGCACTGTAGTATTGATTGTATGCTATCCACATACTTCTGACGTTTTGTGCAATATCGTCACGAAAACTTATTTTTATAGGCTGATATTCAACTTTCTTTTTTACAATACGTTTTCTGTTGTATTGATTAAAAGTTTGTGTTTCAAATCTAACTTCAGGTAAATCAGTTGAACGAACTAATACTGCAATATCCTTTGTTTGGATACTATTAGTTCGTTCAACGATGCTATTAAAAGACATGTTAACATGAAAGCTGCTGCCTTTGTATGGCGCTTTAGTGTAACCTGCATCACTAGCAAATGTTTTTGCTGCGTGATGATAGTCACGCAATTGGAAAAATTCTCCAGCGATGTTATTTAAATTTGCCATTTGTTAAACTTTAGCTTAATTAACTAGTTGCTGTATTTGTTGTCGGATCTGGTCTAGTTGTAGCGTTACCAACGCCACCTTCAAGAGCTTCGCCACTAGCAATTTGAATTGCGTTGTCGAATCGTAGTGTTAGTGAAATTGTTACTGGCTCACTGGTATTGTAAGCAACTGAGTTATAGTTTGCGTTTTGGATAAAGCAACCGTACATTTCCCATTGCTCAACGATACTTGGTTCTTTTTGACCGTTACCGCCATCTAGCATTTGGCATAATGTTGTAAATTTATAATCAGCACCACTTGCTGCACTTGCTTGCTCAAAGAAGTCAAATTGCTTTTGAAGTTGCTCGCCGACTTGTCTGCTTACTCGACCAGATTGGTCATCAAGCAATGTAATTGTGATATCTGACCATGTGTGACGTCCAGCCATTCTAATTTTACTGTTATAAACATCTAATGTAATATCATCAAAATCAATTTGAGGTCTTGTAAAATCTCTAACTTGTTTTGTTAGTTCCATTGTGTCGCTTGCTGCGCTTGAACCAAAACCCTGGAACGATACTCTAAAACGGTATTGTAACTTCGGCATCAACAAGCCTTGTGTTGCTGATGTTTGACCTGCTTCTACCGGGACTGTAAATCTTTGTAGTGTAGACACTGACATTTTTAAAATTCTCCTAATAACTTTAATTATTCTATGTTAATATTTATCAGATTTCTTATTGGTTTTTTAACCAAAAAAGTTATTTCCTGAAGAAAAGCCATAAAATAAACCCCCTTAAAGGGGGTTTATTAAACTTTATTTTTATTTTGTAGTTTTAGATACCTGCTTCAATGTCGCCTGTGTTTCTAATTCTTACTGGGATGTAAATAAACTCAATTGCTTTGACTGGTTCAATTGCAACATCAATATATAATTCGTTACGATCAATTCGGTCTGAAGTATTGTTTGAGTCGTCACATACAACAATGTAATCATAGATACCACGTTTTGCAACTAGATTGTTGCAGAAACTTTCTACCACTGCCTTTGCCTGGTCTCTTGTAACCTTATCATTTGGTTCAAACAAGAATGAACGTACAATTTTATCTAATTGTGTTCTCATATATGCTGTTAGGCGTGCAACATTTACTCTATCTAAAGCACTTGTGTTTGAATTACGTGTTTTCTGACCAAATGCTACAATACCAGTTTGTGGTGTTTGCATAATTGGGTTAACACGATTTTCATATAGTTGATCACGCACACCTTGTCTTACACCGATTGAAACAAATTCACTTTGTGCATTTAAATAACCAAGTTTTGTAGCATTATCAATAAGGCCTCGTCTTGTTCCTGCTGGTGCAAACCATGGGAATGAGACTTGATCATTGCGTATCATCATACGCAAAACACCATAACTACTTGGCATTGCAATACTATTACCGGTTAAATCATTTGCAAGTAATGCTGGATACCAAACACCTACATATGGATCTGCAATTGTTAATGACGTTTCTGCATCATTTGCAACTGCGCCCGAGTTTGCTAGCCAATT